AAAATCCACAGGTTACACTCATTACGTTTCATCTCCTTCCTCTTGAATAGTCTGAAAGGTTGGGTACATGGAAACACCATCTTCGCTTTGTGAAATGATGAGTTCCGAAATATAAGCCCTACCTTCATGTCCATACTCATTAGCGACTTGTACAATGTCGCCAATAAAAAAATCCTCTCCATATTTGAAGAGGTGGGTTGCTTCTACTTCTCCTTCAAAGGCGGTTATATACGTATGCTCGGATAGCTTTTCATTTCCGCGAGCTTGGAGCTGTGCGGTGTATTCCGCAGGGGTTAGGGTTCCACCATCAACCTCAGAAGAAATATCTCTCGCATCCGTGAATATCTCTCTCCGATGTAGGCCAGAACCGGTTCCCACGACCGCCATCTTTCGAGAAGTGCCTTCTCCTTCGCCAGCTACAAGAGTAACGTTTTTTAGTCCGGCTTTTGAAGTAAAGTAATTACTATTGATGATGTTTTCAAATCCGGGAGAAAATATGACATATGAGTTTTCGACCTGAGAATATGATCTATCCAATCCAGCATACAGACTAAACACGAACTGATTCTGATCGTTTAGAGCAATTTTGAAACCAAGATCGTTGGCTTGGCATAGATTTTTTATAACCACAAACAGATCGTCACCAGTGAATTGAGTGTCGACGGTTAATGAGGTTATTTTGGGGTCCGTAGATGGTTCAAATATAAAGTTGTCAATCTTGCGGTCGGTAATAGTTGGAGAAATAATCGATTCGTTGAGTAGAGTTTGAATCGCCAATTGGAGATTCCCTTTCAATACTCTTTGTCCCCATACGATACGACGCTCTAAAATGGATTCTAAGGATCGTCCGGTAACGATAAGATAGTTTCCGTCTTCGGCATCCGAATCGATTGACAGATTTTCGATAATCATACAGTGTTCTGATTCTTTCGTCCAAAGATAATAATCTTCTTTTAGTCGATCAAATGTTTTTGGAGTGATCGTTAAATGCATTTCAAAATCACCGTTTGAATTGTATCGATCTGTCCAAATCATCGACTTAAAATTATCCACGATATCTACGGGTTCGTAGTTAGTGTTTAAAACTAATATTTCCATAGTTACACTCCTTCGTAGATTACTTTGTTGTCGATCCAGAACTGAAGATTGGTGGTTCCGGTTTCAGCTGTAAAGGCAAAAATATTATCGCCCTTTGTGAGGCTGAACCAATCCGTTCCTTTATAAAGACAGTTAAGAATATTAATGGTTTCACCGCCACGTACCAAAGTTATACTTTTATCACCTTTTTGCGTCTTGATAATGATGTCATCGCCAGCAACAATCCCGGAACCAGTAAGATTTTCGAGCTTCACTGTATTGATCCTCATAATTTCTCGTGTTCCGGTATTGTAAATAGTTATGTTGGACGCTTCCCCGATTGCGTGAATTTGGATAGTGACACCAATCTCCGAATCTCCTTTGTAGGTGATAACGTTTTCAGTTTTGTTCTGGATATGACCAAATACAATTAGTGGTTCGATTAAGGATTCGTTGCTGAAGGGGAATTCGAAAACGGATTCGATACCATAGAACACCGTAGTGTTGTTGCCATCTCTTCCAGCCGAATACAAGTATGGATCAGGACAAATAATAGATATCTGAGTTCCTTCTTGTGAATTGAAAATATTCGGTTCGTTTAATTCCACATACCCAGAAGTTTCAATGATTCTGTTATCTGTCTCGATAAGTAGTTTAACATCCTTCTTTACGGAAAAATACTTATAAGATTTCTGACGAATATCCTCAATATTTTCTCCTTTGATTGTTTCAACGAACAACAAGTTAAAAACTATGTTTCTTTCGTTTAATCGTGCCGAGTTGAAAAGAGAACCGTCATTTGTAGAAACTTCGGTGGTGTTAATGTTTGCTTTGCTAGGTCCGAGACCACTAACAGACTTGATGAGGAAGCCCGATTGCTCAGGCCTCCCCATATCAAGCTTCAGACTATCACCCAAATAATTGGTGACAGTAAAAGATTTAATCATGCTTCCACCAATCCTTTCATAGTCGAGATTTGGTTTTTAGTCTGTCGATAAATTTCAATTCTCGACAGAGGCTTGGGTGAATAGTTGTTTTGTACGAACGAGAACGTTCCTCCGGAAACCGGCTTATTTTCGCCATTTTGAATTTCCTCACCGGAAACACGAGACATCCCAGCACTGATGGACATAGCCTGTGTTCTGCTGAACAAAGTATTCAGTCTACCCGTTCCACTTTCAACATCAGACAGATCGAGAACCGGTCTTATGGTCGGCTGCGTGTCAATGTCCTCTTCAATAACGTCAGCAATCTTGGAAATCGCATTGCTCAGGCCGCTTTTAGCTGATTTAGCTATCTCGGAACCGGCTTGATAAGATTTGGACGTGTAATCAATAAGTGCATTGACAAAGCCCTTTCCGAAGAAGCTACCAATACCGTAACCTACCTTGGATGGGGAGTTGATATCGAGTTCTCTCTCTGCTGCTCGTGCTGCGGCGGCTGCCATGGCTCGAGCTCTAGCTTCGGCGAGATAGGTATTCGCGGTAATTCCATCTGCAAATCCTTCGACGAGATACTTACCGGCGTTATAGAAATCGTTGTACTTGTTTTTAATCGCCGTTAATGCTCCGCTTACAATTTGGATGAAGGTGTTAGAAACCGCTGAATCTTTTACCCTGACACCGGTAATAAAAGCGGTCATTGCTGATTTTCCAGCTTCGGTGAACTGAGGAATCATGGCTTTAAGTTCGGCCAACATTCCGGCGGACATTTCGCTGACGGTGGCAGTTATGTTCCCTTGGTCACCCTTTACACCCTTAGCAAAACCTTCGCTCGTATAGATACCAAGACTTTCAAATTCTTTGGACGGGGAGTTAATACCGAGGAAACTCTTCAAACCATCCAAAGCACTTTTACCCAGGTTTTTAACCGAATCGACAACGCTCTTTATTCCGGACGTTATACCCCCAACGAGTCCTTCGATCATTGCGCCAGCGAGGTTACCCATTGCCTCGCCCATAATAGGTGTGTTTTCACGTATGGCGTCGGCCAATCCATTGATGAAATCGATTATCATCTTAAATCCGGCGTCGATGATTCTCGGCGTTTCCTGTCCAATAGCTGTTAAGAAATTAACAACAACGTCTACGCCAGCAGATATAATACCTGGGATTCCTTTGGCAATACCTTCGAGAATACCCAAGAGAAGACGCATACCGGCGTCGATCATCTGCGGAACAGCATTGGCGAGTTGCTCGAGAAGCGTTACAAGAAACGTTAATAGTGCTTCTACAACCGGAAGAGTAATCTCACCAAGAACCTGTATAAGTGCCAAAGCAATCTGTTTAACTGCCTCCATGATCATAGGTAGACCGTTTGTTATAACTTGCGCAAAGGCTATTATTCCTTCGCCAAGCTTTTCTAGAGCCATAGGGATAAGACTTATTAGACTGGTCACAACCACTACTAAGGCGGCTGCTCCGGCTGTTCCAGCGACAGCAAGGGCTGTAAGACCGGCTGAGAACATAAGAAGACCTGCGCCTATAGCCACAACCCCTACACCGAGTAAAGCAATTGCAGCCGCAAGTCCTAATATAGCAGGGGTTAATGGGGCCAGTAGTAATCCGGCTGCACCGACTACAACAAAGACTCCGACAAGTGCTAATAATGCTTTTCCTATTTCAGCAAGATCCATTTTACTAAGAGAGACAAGAGCCGGTGTTAAAACCCTAATAGCTGTGGCCATAACCAACATAGCGGCAGCTCCCGCCAATCCACCAGTCATGGCATTCATCGCCACGGTAATAATTAGCAAGGAACCACCTAAGGTAACCAACCCTTTGGCAATCTCTCCCCAGGACATTCCCGCCATTTGTTTAAGAGGTCCAATCATGATTTGAAGAGCTGTAGCTATACCAATTAGACCTAACGCCTTGGTTATCATACCCTTAGGCATGAAATTCAGAGCGATGGTAATAGCCGTTAAAGCTCCAGCCATTGTGACAAGACCCCTAGCAATCTCGCCCCAAGATAGTTGACCCATTTTTTCAACCGCCGAGGCAAAGATGACCATGGCTGCTCCTAGGGCGATCATTCCGACACCTGTTGAAATCATTCGTTTTGGGTCACCCATAAGATGGGTAAGGGCTACGACTTCAGTGAGTATTACCGTGAGTCCAATGAGACCTTTGGATAGCTCCTCCCAACTAAGTTGAGCAAGGTTATCTACTGCGTGAGTTAATATAAGAATTGCTGCTGAGAACGCAATCAATCCAGTAGAACCTTTTATAATCTTACCCGAGCTCTTATCCAACATGTTCGCTGAAACGACTAGCGTAGTAGCAAGGGCTGCTATCCCTAGCGTTCCTTTAGCTAATCCTGGCCAATCAAGTTCTGCAAGATTTTTCATGGCGTGTGAAAGAATCAGAATTGCCGTGGCCATGGCGACCAGCTGCACTGAGATTTTAGCCATTTTGATTCCGACTAACGATTTATTGAGAGCGACCATAGCAATAGATAACTCGGCAAATAGAACCGTAATAGCTGCAAGCGAAATAGTAAGTTTATTACTATCGATAAGCGATAAAACCATGAGAGCCGCTGCAAGAACACCAATGGCTGTAGCAATAGTTAATAGGGTTTTAGCTTTAAGACTGCTTTGATATGCCTCAAAAGAACCACGAACACCATCAAGAATGCCAGTAATACCATTAAGTAAACCTCCGGCTCCTGATGTTATTTTTGTTAACGAATCGATAAACTTCTTGATTCCATAGAGAATGGCACCAAAAAGTCCAGTATTAATAAGGTCAAGAATTTCGTTGAACTCCATGTTTTCAACAGCATAGCTTACTTTATCAGCAAGAGCACCAAGACCATTTCCAATAATACTTCCGAGCTTTGCCACGATAGGGGCAGCCCATTCAAGAATTTTTACGATTGCTTCAAATGC